AAAAAGGGCGTGGATAAAAATGCTAACGGAAAAGCAGACATCAGAGAAGGCAAAGACATCGACCATATTATCCCTCTTTCGAAGGGCGGAACAAACTCAGCCAAAAACCTTAAGGTTAAATCAGCTAGTTCAAACAGGTCATTCAGTCGAAATTCAGACCACACAGTTAAGAAAAACCGACCAAAAAATGGAAAAACCTAACGTATATAAGTGGCCTGGGGTTTACCCCCCAATGCAGCACCAAAGAGATACAGCAATATTTTTAGCGACAAATCAACGAGCATTTTGTTTTAACGAGCAGGGCACAGGCAAGACAGCTTCGGCTATATGGGCATCAGACTGCCTACTAGAGCAAGGGATGATTAACCGAGTTCTAATTATTTGCCCCCTATCTATTATGCAATCAGCATGGCAAGCGGACTTGTTTAAGTTTGCAGTTCATAGAAAAGTTGGTATTGCATACGGAGACCGTATCAAACGTAATGCTGTTATTAATAGTGATGCCGAGTACGTTGTAATTAACTATGATGGCATTGAAATTGTTGCTGAAGCCATTGCAAATGGTGGGTTTGACTTAATTATTATTGACGAAGCTAATGCTTACAAGACACCGACCACCCAGCGTTGGAAAGTTCTTAACAAACTAATTACGCCTGATACATGGCTATGGATGATGACTGGTACGCCAGCCGCACAAAACCCTACGGATGCCTACGGCCTAGCCAAGATGTGTGTACCTGATAAAGTACCTAGATTCTTTGGGGCTTTCCGAGACCAAACAATGATTAACATATCTAAGTTTAAATGGATGCCAAAACCTAATGCAAATCAAGTTGTGTTTAATGCACTACAACCAGCCATTAGGTTTACTAAAGAAGAGTGTTTAGATTTACCTGAAGTTACGCATGTATTTAGAGATGCGCCGCTTACTGCACAACAGGAGAAATATTATAAACTACTTAAAAAAGAAATGCTCATGGTGGCGGCGGGGGAAGAAATCAGTACCGTCAATGCTGCGGTTAACATTAATAAACTACTGCAAATATCTGGCGGTGCTGTCTATACCGATACTGGTTCTGTTGTTGAGTTTGATGTTAGTAATAGGCTAAAAGTTATTACTGAAGTAATTGAAGAAGCTAGCCATAAAGTCCTTGTGTTTGTTCCTTTCACGCATACAATAGAACTACTCAGTGAGCATTTGAGAGGGAAGGGTATTGTCTGCGAAATCATCAATGGGTCTGTTCCCGTTAATAGACGTACAGAAATATTCAAACAATTCCAAGAAGACGCTTATCCTACGGTACTTATTATCCAGCCACAAGCTGCGGCACACGGCGTTACTTTAACTGCTGCCGATACAATTATTTGGTACTCCCCTGTTACATCAATCGAAACATATTTGCAAGCCAATGCACGTATCAATCGCCAGGGGCAAAAGAACACTATGACTATCGTACATATTAAGGGTTCTCCCGTAGAAGCAAGACTATACAATATGCTGCAAAGCAAACTTGAAGTCCATGATAAACTGATAGACCTATATAAAACTGAAGTCGAAGAAAATATTTAAATAAAGTAGTTGACAAGGTATAGTTTTAGTTGTAATATGTTTTTAACGAGCAAAGACTCGATAACAAAAACGAAAGGAAAGTATGTCAGAAATAACTGTAGACCAAATGGTCGCCGTTTATATTAAAGTCCGTGATGCCCGTGATGCTGCTCGTAGAGAAGCTGATCGAATTGATGCTGACTTTGAAGCACAGCTTGATACTCTTAACAAAGAAATTCTTGAAATATGTAAAGAGACAGGCGCCGACAGTATTAAAACTCCGCATGGCACTGCAATACGCTCAGTCAAAAGCCGTTACTGGACTAATGATTGGGAGAAGTTTTACCAATTTGTTTTTGAACACCATGCTCCTGAGCTGTTGGAGAAACGTATTCATCAAACAAACATAAAACAATTCTTAGAAGAAAACCCCGACTTGCTTCCACTCGGGTTAAATGTGGATAGCGAACACTCGATAACCGTAAGGAGAAGTAAATGAACGAGCAAACTGAAATGCAACTTCGTGTATTAGCTTTTGAATTAGCTGCAAAAATATCTGCACAGACTATTAAAGACGTTATAGCTAACGCAGAACAAATTATTGTGTACTTAAAAGGAGAAACAAAATGAGCGAACTAGCTCTTTTCAGTCAAGAACTACCTGATTATCTTAAAGACGTCAAACTTGATGACGCAACTAGAGCACTAGTAGGTAATGGCGGAAGCAAACGAATTTCCCTGCGTGGCGGCAAGTTCCGCATGGTAGTTAATGGGGAAGAGATTCTAACTAGCAACAATGATTCTTTAAATGTAGTTATTGTTGAAGCTGCTAGAGATGTATCACGTACTTTCTACGCTGGTGCATATAACCCTAAAGCAGACGCTACACCTCCTGATTGCTGGTCTAATACTGGTGTAGCTCCTGATGCCTCTATTGAAGAGCCACAACACCATAACTGCGCCGAGTGCCCACAGAATATTAAAGGCTCTGCCTCAGGTGGTGGTCGTGCTTGCCGACATTTCCGTCGTTTAGCCGTAACCCTTGCTGACGATATTGAAGGCGATATCTATCAGTTAACTTTAGCATCTAAGTCTATCTTCGGAAAAGGCGATTTAACCCACATGCCGTTTGAGCAATACGCTAAGTACGTCGGTTCACAAGGCTATAACTTAAATACGCTATCTACCGAGATGCGTTTTGACCCTGATTCAGATACAGCTAAGCTATTCTTTAAACCATTAAAGTTTTTGTCTAAAGACCAGTGGGAAATTGCTAAGCGTCAAGGCGAAACTCCAGCAGCCAAGAAAGCTATTGAGATGTCAGTAGCCAAGGCAAGCAGTGATGCTCCTAAGTTATCTGCACCTAAAGTAGAAGCTAAGGCGGTAGTAGCTGAAGTTGAAGTAGCCGCTGTTGCTGAGCCTGTTAAACGTGCAGAAAAGAAATCTGCTGAGCCAACTGCAAAGAAAGACTTGAAGGCCATTATGGGCGACTGGTCTAACGATAACGCATGAACTTAAGAGGCTATAGCTATCGGCTTGTGCAAGCTAATCGGGCCGCTGACTCCAAGCATATTGGGGTTAAGCTCGGTAAGTGGTGCATTGCTAACGAAATGCCAGTAGGGGAAGTTGCGGATATTTTTAAAGTATCTCGAATGACTATCTACTCGTGGTTCACTGGTACAAGCAACCCGCACAAAGCTAAAGCAGAAAAAATAGAAAAGTTCTTACGAGCTTAGTTTTTACACAGGACAGCTAGTTTGACGGAGCGAAAAGGGGCGGTGCCGAACCCCCTGCTGTCCTTCCTTTCTTCGGTTTGAGGTGATATGGCAAATACAGAATTACTGACTGCAGTGCTACCCCCTGAAGGGTGGTATTGCCTTGTTGGTTTAAAACAAGAGGGACACCCCAAGCAAGTGTTTGTTGAATCACTTGTGGAAGCTGCAGACGAAATAGATATTTTGTTAGAGCAAAAGTTTGACGTGTATTTTGCATGTGCTAAATATAAAAACGATACTGATGGTCGCACACAAAAGAATAGCGCTTACTTTAAATCTTTTTGGATGGATATTGATTGTGGCCCTGATAAAGAAGCTACTGGTAAAGGATACTTAAATCAAGAGATTGGTTTAGAAGAACTCAAAAAGTTTTGTAAGGCTATTGGTTTACCATTACCGACTATCGTTAACTCAGGCCGTGGACTACATGTCTATTGGAGACTTACCGAAACTATTTCTCGTGCAGAATGGAAGCCCGTGGCTGACCGCCTTAAAGCTCTTTGCGAAGAACATGGTTTTCGAGGTGATCCATCACGCACAGCAGAAAGCGCATCTATTCTTAGAGTACCAGGAACATTTAACTTTAAGCAAGATCCGCCGTTGCCTGTTGAGATTATGGATATGCAGGGCGAGACTGACTACGAAGATATTAAAGGCATTATCGGTGTGCTTATTGCACCGGACTATATCCCACGTCAGCATAGCGAAATGAGTAAGGCGTCACAAAGCAATCGTCAGAGTCGGTTCCAAACCATAATGATAAAGACGATTAACGGTAAAGGCTGCGCTCAACTAGAACACATTACGTTAAACCAAGACACTATTGAGGAACCATTATGGAGAGCAGGGCTATCTGTTGCTACAGCGTGTGTAGATGGTGAAGAGGCTATCCATAAGATTTCTAATGCGCATCCTTCGTACAATCCCGATGAAACGGAAAAGAAAGCACGTTCCACTAAAGGACCTTATACATGCGCATCGTTTGAGAAGATTAACCCGTCGGCTTGCGCTGACTGCCCAAATAAAGGCAAGATAACTTCACCGATTCAATTAGGTTCAGAAATAGCTCCAGCAGAACCTGATGCAGAAGTTGTACATGAAACACCTAAAGGCACTGTAGAAGTTTATAAGATTCCTGAGTATCCATTCCCATATTTCCGTGGTAAGAATGGTGGCGTTTATATGAACGTAAAAGATGAAGACGGTGAGGAAGATTCATTTACTATCTATGAGCATGACTTGTATGTAGTTAAGCGTTTGCATGACCCATCAAAAGGCGACTCTATTTGGATTCGTCTGCATTTACCTATAGATGGAGTGCGGGAGTTTTCTATGCCACAAACAGACGCTATGAACTATGAACGTTTAAGAGAGCGCCTATCATGGCACGGTGTAGCTGCACCTAAAAAGCAGATGGATGGCATTATGAGCTACATAATTACTTCTATCAAAGACTTACAACATAAACATAAGGTAGAAATGATGCGAACACAATTTGGCTGGGCAGATAACAATACTAAATTTATTGTCGGCGATAAAGAAATCAGTGCAGATAAAATTACTTACAGCCCCCCTTCAGCAGCAACAGGGAATTTAGCAAACTGGATGCACCCTGTAGGTGAACTAGAAGAATGGCAAGCTATTGCTAATACTTATAATCGTGCTGGGTTTGAACCACATGCGTTTGGTTTCTTTACGGCTTTTGGGGCACCCCTTATAAAGCATTTAAATTTAAAGGGCGCTATTATCAACCTAGTAAGTAACACCTCAGGTACGGGTAAGTCCACTATTCTAAAGATGTGTAATAGCGTATGGGGTCATCCTGAAGAGTTAATGCTGCAATGGAAAGATACGCAGAACTCTATGATTCACCGCTTAGGTATTATGAACAATTTGCCTGTAACTATTGATGAGATTACTAAACTGACTGGGGATAACTTTTCTGACCTAGCTTATAGTATTTCCCAAGGTCGTGGCAAAAACCGTATGATGCAGCATGACAATGCCGAGCGTATTAATAATACCAAGTGGGGCACAATGTCTCTATGTAGTTCTAATGCGTCATTCTACGATAAGCTATCTTCGATTAAGGCTACACCTGACGGCGAGTTTATGCGCTTACTAGAGTACCGCATTGAGGCAACCGACATACTTACAAAGGAAGAAGCCGACTCTATTTTTAGTGGGCTTTATTCTCACTACGGTCATGTTGGAACTATCTACGCCCAGCACTTAGTTTCTAATTTAGAGACAGCTATTGATACTGTAGTTCAAGTTCAGCAAAAGCTAGATAAAGAAGTTAACTTTACAAACCGTGAGCGTTATTGGTCTGCTAGTGCTGCTTGTAATATTGCTGGTGCATTAATGGCTAAAGACCTAGGACTTATCCCTGACTTTGACATCGGGCGTGTTTATCGTTGGTTAGTTAAAGAGTTAGCCAATATGCGTGTAGAAGCTAAAGCCCCTGATACTGTTAACCAGTCTAGTATTATTGGTGAGTTTATGAATGAGCACAGAGCTTCTACGCTTGTTATTAATGGTGAAGTAGACGCACGTTCAGGTATGGAACAGTTGCCTATCGTAGAGCCTAAGTTTAATGACTTGTTTGTACGTATTGAACCTGATACTAAGCGCTTATATATTAATGCCAAGCAGCTACGTAACTACTGCACCAAGCAGCAGATTGACTTAAAGAACATTCTTAAAGGTTTAGAAGTAGATAGGATTTATCTAGGCCAAGTTAAAAAGCGCCTGTCTAAAGGTACAAAGCTACAGTCCCCTCCGATTGATGCTTATGTGTTTAACCTAGAAATTAAAGATTTTTTAGATGCTGAAACTTATATAGAAGCAGCTAAGCACGTATCAGATGCTGATCCACGGCCTGGACTTTAAGGTTAACTGGCGCAAGTTTGTAGTCGGCGCTTCATTTTTTATCCCGTGTTTGGATGCAGATGAGGCGTTGTTTCAGATTAAAAGGACTACAAAAAGGCTGGGATACAGAATAAAAGCGGTGCCTACTATTGAAATAGGCATTTGTGGCTTGCGTGTTTGGCGTATTAAGTAGTATTATTGGGCTAGTAGTTCTTTAACTACTTCCTTTCGAGTGTTCCTTGAGACCCGCTTCGGCGGGTCTTTTTTAGTCCTCGACATCTCCATAGCCACCCATATCACCAAGCTGACCAAGAAGTTTTTTATTAATACTAACTCCACCAGTAAGCTGAGCAATAGCACGTTGCTTGTACCGACGTTTAACAGAGCTTGTAAGTGCCTTAGTAGTAATAGCATCGCCAGGATTAGAAGAGTTAAAGCGGGTAATCTTCTCAAGCACTCGGTCTTGCATATCGCTATCACCAGTATCTATTGCCATAAAGAAAGCATTGAGTAGGTTTTGGTGCTTTTGGAAAATCTCTTGCTCAGCGTTCTTCATCTCAATATTAGACTTTTGACGTTGGGCTAAGCGTTCTGGAGAGAAACCTAGACCTTGTGCAAATATTTCTCCAGCACTAAAGTCTTCAACAAGAACGTCGCCCTTAAGAGATAATGCCCCTTCTTCACCTAGGCGGGCGCTCTTCAAAGCATTTCTAATAACTGCAGGGGTAGCCGTTTCTACTGCACGACCATACTGCCCATCGTTAAATTGTTTTACTGCATTGGCTCCGCTGACAAGTAGACCAACTGATGGACCCATAAGGCTAACAAGTAAAGACTCTACAGCGCTAACTTCGTCTGCGTTCTTACGGTTATCACGGAACCACATACCATCTAAAGTCATACGGTCGGCTAAGTTAACTCCAGAAGCTTGCGTCATAACACCACGAGAAATAGAGTCGCCTACGAACCCACCAAAGGTTTCGTTCATAAAGTTCTTAAACCAATTATCAAAATCAAATGGTTGATCTTCTTCATCTTCATCGGCAAACAAATAGTTAAGCATTTCCATCATTGCAGATAGAGCAGACCATCCGGGTAAACCCGTAGCCCCAGCAAATAAGAACGTAGTACCAAGTGTGCCCAGTAAACGTTTCTTACCTTCAGAACGGAAGTCTTTAATATACTGCTTAATTGCTGCGTCTAATTGAGCGCCTTGTAGGGGGGCTTGCCCGTCTGTAGTACGGTTAGCGTTAATCTGTGTACCAATATCTTGTATTTCGTTTGCACTAAAGTCCTTATAGAAACCCTCATACGCACTACGAGCCAGCATGTATGTCATCTGCTGAGAGAACTGCTTAAACTGTAAGAATACTTTTGCATAAGCTGGCTGGAAATAGCGTGGCTTATTAAGCGT